GTACTTGTTAAAGATCAGACAACTCAAACCGAAAACGGATTCTATAAAGTAACTACTGTTGGTGATGGTTCTACTGCGTTTGTTTTAACAAGAACGCCTGATGCAGATTCAGCATCTGAAATTACTGGTGGTGCATTTACCTTCGTTGAAGACGGTACTGCTAATGCTGAGAATGGATACGTTGCAACACATAATGGTGAACCAACACTTGGTACAACTAATATTACGTTCGAACAATTCTCTGGTGCTGGCCAAATTACTGCAGGAACTGGTTTAACTAAAACTGGTAATACGATTAACGCTATAGGTACAGCAGACAGAATTACAGCAGCTGCAGACGCTATTGATATTGCATCAACTTATGTCGGTCAGGGCTCAATTACAACCCTTGGTACTATTACAACAGGTGTTTGGAACGGTACAACTGTTGGGGTTGAATACGGTGGTACTGGTTTAGCTACGGTTACTTCCAACGGTGTTGTACTTGGTAATGGTACTAGTGCATTAAGTGCTACTGCAGCGTCAACTGCTAATGGATCTATTTTACAAGCAGATAACGCTGGTACACCAGCATTTAGTAACATTATCGACGGTGGTACGTACTAAGCTTACGTATAAATACTTTTATACACCTTGTATATACAAGGAAGCTACATTTTATTAACAGCTCTATATAGAGATTGAACATAGGAGAAGCCAAAATTGGCCAGAAAAACTGACATTAGACTCAGACGTTCTAATACTGCTGACGCAGTTCCAACTCATACCAATCTTAGTGATGGCGAAATGGCCATGAACACTGCAGATGGCGCTCTATATTTCAAAAAATCTGATAATACAATTATTACCGCACACGACGATACTATCATGCATATTGATAGTTCAAACGATGCTGTCGATATATACGGTGCTCTTTCTATAGGGCCAGGAAATAATACAACTGCATCGATTGCCATACCGGCCGGTTTAAGTACTACGGATAGCGCTGATCAGGTTGGAAAAGTTTTAGAAATATCAGCGTACGATTCAGCCAATCACATTTATTCTACTCAATGGGCGGCACCTACAACAAAAGCTAGCTTTTCTGCTACTACTAATGGTGCAGCACAAAGAAATAACTATGGAACTTTAACCTATAATAGTAGTACAGGTAATTTTCTATATACGGCTCCTCACGTTGAAGATCTTGCTGATGCCCATTTAAATACTCCATCTTCAGGCACTGGTGCAAATTCTATATTAACATGGACTGGAACAGATTATCAATGGAGCGCACCAGCTGCAACTAATAGCATATCAAGTGACAATACTAATATAACAATTACTGATAACGGGAGCGATCCTGGCTACATTACAGCGACAGTTGATGGAACACAAAGAGCTAAAATAGACGCAAATGGGATTGAAGTTAGCACCAAGGTAATTGTAGATTCGGCCACAGTTTACGATCATGCAGAAAGGCCAATTGAATTAGAAGGTACCTCCTCTAATATAACAGTACGGTCACAGTCGTTGAGAAATTCTAACAATGCGATTTATGTAGGCAGCAATGGGCCTGTAACAAACTTCGATCGATACGACGCTATAGTTTTAGATGCCGGAGGTGACGATGCCAAATTATCAATGTACCACACTACAGGTACAACGCCAAGTGATACAAATGCTGAAACAATAAGACTACTCAGTGACGATGATAGCTTTTTTGTTAACCCTCTTCGTATAGGTACTAGCGCGGCGGTTAACGATAATTCCATGCTCTCAGTTACCGGTGACGGTGGCGCTTTAATAGTTAGTGTTGCATGTAATAATAGTAATTCAAGTATTACAACTGGCACGAATATTATGAGCATTAATCAGAGAATTAATGCTACTACTAACACTACGGTATCTGGCGAGCTTGAATTAGCGAACGTAGTCGAAGTTGGAGGCGGTGCACTGGCAGTACCTCGAGTTAGGCTTGTAGCTGATGTTGATCAAGATAGTTATATTCTGGGAACCTTTAGTACTACTGACCAAATTGTAACTGGAACCCTTACCGCTGCTGAAGTTCCACTTCTAGCTAGTGCTCTTGGTTGGGTGCCAGCATTTGGTACTAATGATGAAAGTAAAATTGTTTGGAATTCATCTGAAGACGCGATTGAGTTTACACCAGCTACTGCAACTATGGGATTAGTTCATACTGCATTTAGAGTTTATGCAGGCCAAAAGGTTCATATTACGCTACCTCAGAAAGCTAGTAGTTCAAGCGCCTCTGGGTTAACAATTAAAGTCTATCAGCATAATGGTGATTTACCCGCAGGTAAGACCCATGTAGGTGATACAGCGCTCGGTGCATTTAGTAGCTTTATGCAAGATGACGATGCTCAATATACTATAGTTAGCAATGTTGCCACGAGCACTACCTGGACTAACCGCACACTTGAATTTACGCCAACTGCTGATGGGTATGCAAGCATAGGTGTATCGGTTAGCTCAGCAGTCGGTACAAAGAGAATCCTTCTTAAGCAACCAAAGATAACTAATGCTGGTATTGGCATCGGTGATGTTATTGCTATACAATATTTGTTAGGATAAATAATATTATGCCTTATGATTTAGTTGAAACAATTAATCCTGCAGATGCCGCAAATGTTCAAATGGAGCTTAAACAAACTACGTTATCTGTAGCAACTTCCTTCCTTGATATATTTGCTGAAACAAGTGCACCAAGTCTAAAATTATATAAAGTGGTTCACATGCAGGTTAGTTATCCAAAGGCTGACTTTGCCGGTCCTGGAATAATCTATACTCTTAATTATGGAGATACTGTAGCAGCATCTCTTTATGTTAAGCCTGGTGAAAATATAGTTATAGCAAAAAGCATTCAACCAATTTATGCTTCAGGCGAAGATTTAAAGCATAAAGCCTCTGCTACAGGATTGAAAGTATCTATATCGTATCAGGAGTTTAGTTAATGGCTAATCCAAATTTTATAAATGGTCCTAATGATATTGATATTGCTATAAACTGTGCTAATTTGAGTACTGGCACTAATAGTTTCATTCCAGGTGCCACATGTCCAGCACATAGTGTTAGAAAAATTGTGAATTTAACAGTTGTTAATTATTCTGCAACCACTACTGCAGGATATAAAATCAAACAATATAAGCTTGGCAGTAATCATGGAACAATATTCGAAGGTACTTTAGAGCCTTCTCAGTCTGTTTGTCTAGTAGATGAAACCCGCCCTATATATTTTAAAGAGCTAGATGAACTTAGAGGTCAAGCTTTGACAGCTAATAATTGTATAAGTGTATATTGCGCTAGTGAGGTTTATTCGTAATGTCACACATGAATCCAACAACTATAAAGCCATATTGCCGTTTTACGACGGGAGAAGCTGATGGTAGCTGGTATACTATTGCTGATAGACCAAGTGGTTCAGTGATAAAAATTGAAACACTTACAATTGCTAATAAACAACTGCATGATGAATATATAATTTCCTTAGCAACTGGTAATCAGTCTAATGTTTGGATGAAATCTAAGATTCCATCTAGCAGTGCATTACATGCGGTAATGGGTGAAGCTCCATATTATTTAACAACATCTAATAATATGTATTTAAAAGTTGAGCTTGCCGACGGCGGCACTATTAGTACTGAAGATGTAGCAATTGTAGTAGGTGGGTTGGAGATAATATCATGATTACTGGCTTAAATAAAGTTTTGCGAGGGCATTACAGTGCACCCTTTAATGCCGGAGCCTTGCCTCAAAGCGCGGTTTCGAACCTGAGTAAAGCGACTATAACTGGCGAAACTATGGCCGATGCCTTTATATTTAACACTGGTGCACCATCAGATCCTAGGGGCTTTACTTCAGATAGAATGGAGATAACTGGCTTATATATTACTAATGCTGAAGAAGAAGCTTTTACACTATCACTTCAATTCGCGTACGGCCAAAGCTGGGCGTTTACTTCTGTGATACCTCCTTTGTCGACTACATATATGATTACAGCTGACGATCCAATACCTTGGTACGGGGGTGGGTGGACTGCAACACTAACAGGGCGCAATGGCCAGGGAATCGGCCAAGGCACAGTCGCGGTACACTTAAACTATCAAGCAATACCGGTGGATTAATTATAATGGCTACTACACACACAATAAATTATCAAGATCCTACTAATCTAAAAGATGTTAGAGGTTTATCACATAACATCAGCTTTTTAAGCCACTATAGTGGAGGCAGTGTAGAATTATCACAATGGAATAATATTAGTGGTACTAATAACGAAGCATGTATGAGAATTAAACACGCTTCTCACAGGAGTACATCTCCTACTGATGGCTATTTTAATGTTAACTTAAGAGTGCAAACTGGTTTAGGCCCTGTGTATTCTGAAACTATATTTCCTGATATTTTCGTTGAAGGTTATACTATGGGTAAGCCGTTTTTTACAAGTTCTAACCCATTAATATTTTCTGGTGATGAAAGCGGTTTGTATACTATGGAGTTGTTAGGTGTATTTAAAAGCGGCCCTGATGGCAGTGGTGGCAGCGCATACGGTCAAACCAATGTATCGGTCGATGTACTTTATAATTAAGGAAATATAATATGTCAGTAGCAAGGTTTAGAATAGATAATGCAACAGGGCTTAGGTTTGAAAGCAATTCATATACTGTGTTCAGTGCCGCTGGCACAGAAGAAGAAGTATTGAATGTAGGTGTTGGCAAGGGCGCTATTATTGATTCTATATATGCACATAGTCTGGAAACTACGCACACCACTAGGTTAGTATTGTCTATAATGGATAGCTCAGGCGGTAATTCAACACGAAGACCATTTTTTGTTGCGAACCTAGCTCCTAAGGAAACTGTTTTATGCGCTAGTAAATCTACACCAATAACTATAGATGATGGTCAAAAAATAACGGTGGCTAATACCCTTATTAGTAGTACAGGAACGGCCGTAGATGTCAATGTATACATACATTATAGGGAGTACGATGTAACGTAATGAGTTATAATTATTATAAAAATAATGCGTTTTTTGATGGTGGTGGTATTGCAGATGCTTCCCGAACTAAATCATTAGACTCTATTAAAAGTAGTGGTGTAACCGATTTAAGTACACCGTCTCCTTCGATGGAATACGATATTGATTATGAGGCAGTCAATACTTTATTTAATACATATACCACTCAAAATTTTAATTATACAACTGCAGGTAGCGCGTTAAAGAATATTTCTGGTTTAAGCGGAGCAAAGGTATGGGCAACCCCTAGGTATAATGCTGCATTTGAATACTTAATGGGAGTGGCTAGATCGCCGGCCGGTGTCACTGCTGCTGGCCAATTTGAGAAAAATATGTTTGATAGCCCGTCATCATATCCAATACAGCCATCTAATTTTCCAGGCCTTACAAAGGGTTGTGTGTGGTATGCAATGTCACTTTGGGTGCCTGGAAATACATTAGGCGCGCCGTGTTATATGGGAACAGTATATATTAATTTTCCAGATATAAAGGCTGATGGCACTAACTCAGTAAAAGATTTACTGTATCCGGTATATTCGCGACGGGTTGAAGCTTTTGTTGTATATGGCGAATATATAGAAGCAAATACCAGTACTGATTTTTCGGATGGCCACACTCGAGCGTTTACAGACCCAGAGGCTTCTTGGATGATGTCGTCCGAGTCTAGCGCGAGTGGAAATGGATATTTTAATCCAAGTGGAACAACTTATCGAATGTCGGCAAATGACGGAGTTTGGGGTTTTAAATCATCTTCGTATTTAGACGGTCATGGATATGGCTCACTCGCATCTGGCACTGTTTTTGATTCATTTGGTATACAAAATTTTGGTAGCACCGATAGTAGTGTTGATGATGTATATTGGGGAGATTTCGTAAAAGCTTCTACTAATTTTTTAGCCTTACTTTGGACGGTAACCACATAATGGCCATAGGAAATTTATCAAGAATAGGGAAACACGTACCACTTACAGATCTTCAGTCTAAGGGTGGTTCATTAGATATGCTTGACTACCATACTTTAGCTAATGAATATAGAACTAAAGCTTTAGTTACTGGCTCTCAATACGGTATGGTAGGATTTGCGCAAAAATTTAATATTAAGAGCGCTATGGTTGCGGTTAAAGGATTTAAGGTTAATTCTCAGACTTATATGCCCGCTCCTGGTAATTCTGATTATAATGGACCTTACCATGTATCAGAATTGTTTTTTGATATTGGATCACCTGGTACTCATAAACTTTATGTTGGTCATGCAGCAACATTAGGTACTGGAAATCGATGGTGCAACGATACATCAATAGCAGGTGCGCAAATATTAGACCTTGACGGAACAGTATTACATAATATACGCTTTACTAATGGAACTATGGAACAACACCTGACCCCGTATAGTAATTCTTCTCGGCCATCACCACAAACGTTAAGTGCTCAAACGTTTACATCTATAGCTACTGGTACGCTTCAATACAATCAATTTAATTATAGAATAGGCACACCTAGTTCTAGGACGGGAGCTCAATACGGAATAAATAATGCACAGTTTGATGATATACCGTTTCCGCTTTCATTAAGTGATGATAAGCCGACTATTTCCCAATATTATGGTAGTCAAATGTTTAGAGAAATGACTACAGCTGGTGGTGCAACTGCAGCAACTAATTATGACAAAACATTGTTTATGAGAACAACAACTAGCTATAGTATACCAACATTAGGATCTATAAGAATAGCATATAATAATTCTACTGAAACTGCTAGGTTGGCGGATTTAGACGCAAACGGCACATTATTTTTAGGTTTTTACTAATAGGAGAATAAATTAGTTATGGCACTTTATACAAAAAACGGCTGTTGGCCACAGCACCTCCCAGATTTAATACAGCTAGAAGATGAAAGTATTAGAACTGATGCAACCACATATACTGATGAAGAAATAGCATCAGCTGGGTGGACGGTAGCGCCAGATCCAATTACATGCGATCCAGCTACGCATCGAGTAAAATGGAACAGTGAAACTTCTGAATGGTATTTAGACGAAATCACAGCTGAAGATATTGCGGTGCGCAATGAGGAATTGATTAAAGGCGTTAGAAGTGAAAGAAATTCTATTTTAGATGATACAGATTATATGGTAATTAAAGCACTTGAAGCTGGTACGACGCTTTCTGATGAATGGATCAATTATCGTCAAGCTTTAAGGGATATTACTGACCAAGATGATCCATTAAACATTGTTTGGCCCGACAAGCCTGAGTAACATATAAATAAAGTATATAAATATAGTAAAGCAAGAGGTGTTTTAAATGGCAAAACCAAACAGTAGAGCAACTTTAATTGATTACTGCCTTAGAAATCTAGGTGCACCAGTAATTGAAATTAATGTTGACGATGATCAGCTAGATGATAGAATAGACGAAGCTCTACAATTCTATCAGCACTATCACGCAGATGCCATTGAAAAAGTATTTTTAAAGCATAAGATCGACTATACTAAGTTTACAATGACTGATACTGCAGAGACTCAAGCACTCACTGTTGGCGAAACTATTACGGGTGATAACGGTGCTACTGCTAAGATATTAGCTAAAAGCGATACCAATATTATAACCATAGGTAGCTATAATCCAAGCGCCGGTGCATTTTTTCACGGTACGGTTATAACTGGTGGTACTTCTACTAATACTGCAACTATATCAACTATCAGTCCTGGTGCTATTGACTACGGCTATATTGCAATTCCTGAATTAGTAACCGATGTCATTAGAGTTCTTCCAATTAGAGATCACAGCTCAAGCACAAGCCTTTTTGATGTTAAATACCAAATGCATCTAAATGATATGTATAGCCTTGGATACATGGGTAGTCTACTAGAGTATACAATGGCCAAAGAATACTTAGCCACGCTTGATATTCTTATTGATTCAGACGATAAGTTTGTCTCATTTGATCGACACCGCGATCGTTTAAGAATTGATATGGATTGGGCTAATGAAGTAGAGGTTGGTGGTTATATTGTAGTTGAAGCTTATCGAATTATTGATCCAGTTCAATTTAGCGACGTGTATAACGACTACTTCTTAAAGAAATATGCAACAGCGCTCGTTAAGAAACAGTGGGGTGCAAACTTAATTAAATTTGAAGGTATGACAATGCCTGGCGGGGTTACTTTCAACGGTCGCCAATTGTTTGATGATGCCGTTGAGGAATTACAAAGACTAGAAGAAGAAGTCAGATTAAACTGGGAACAGCCAGTTGACTTCTACATAGGATAATTAATGCCTAGAAACGTATACTTTTCCCAAGCCGTTAGATCAGAGCAAAATCTATACGAAGATTTGGTAATAGAATCGCTTCAGATATTTGGACAAGATGTCTACTATATTCCACGTTCACTTGTTAGCCGAGATAACATTTTAGGCGAAGACAAAGCTTCTTCTTTTGACGATGCTTATCTTATGGAAGCATATATTGAAAATGTTGATGGATTTGAAGGTGCTGGAGATTTATATCAGAAGTTTGGTCTTGAGATAAGAGACGAAGCTTCATTCGTTATTTCCCGTAGAACTTGGAATCAACGAATTGGATTAGCCGAATCTATGTTAAAACCTGCGGAAGGCGATTTACTATTCCTTCCAATGACTAATTCATTTTTTGAGATTACGTTTGTAGAAGCCGATAAGCCGTTTTATCAATTATCTAATTTACCAGTGTATAAATTAACCTGTGCACTCTTTGAATATAATGACGAAGAATTTGACACAGGTCTTGATGCTATTGACGATACCATGGGCGAAGAAGCTTATCTTGTTGGTATCGATGTATCTGTCACTGAGGGTGCACACTTTACTCAAGGTGAAACTGTAACTCAGACTTTGGTTGATGCTGTAGGCGATACGCCAGCAGTAAAAGTTTATGGTACTGTGCAAACCGTTGAACAAACATCCGATACAGTAGCTACTATTGGAGTATCTAATATAGGTGTTACGGGTGCTAGTAACTATCGACAGTTTGTGGTATCAAACATTAAAGGATTAGTTGGCAACGAGTCGACTAATACTTGCTACATTACTAAAGTATACGACGTAGGTGATAACGACACTGATAACTTTATGCCTACAGACGGGCAAGCGCAAAATGTACAATTCGAATCATTTACTGATAACTTCTTAGACTTTACGGAAACCAATCCATTTGGTGATCCTTCGGAGAACTTCTAATGTTTGGTGAACATTTTTATCATGCTACAATGCGTAAATCTGTAGCCGTATTTGGTACACTATTTAATGACATTAATGTAATTAGAAAAAGTGCTGACGGGGGAGTTCTTAATCAGGTTAAGGTTCCATTGTCGTATGGACCGAAGCAAAAGTTTTTGGCTAGATTAGATCAAGAGCATGGTAGGAATCAACCAGTAGCTTTAAAGTTGCCAAGAATGGCATTTGAAATTACTGATTTGAGCATTGACGCTAATCAAAAATTATCTAAAATGAATAAAATTGTAGAAACTAATTCTTCTGATTCTACTAAAAAGAAAGTAATAAAGCAATATACATCTTATGATATAGGAATGTCGCTGTATATTATGGCTAAAAACCAAGACGATGGACTGCAAATAGTAGAACAAATTCTTCCCTATTTTACTCCAGATTATACTGTGTCTATAAGACCTGTTGAGAGTTTTGAGTTTACTCAAGATGTTCCTGTGATTTTAAATAGTGTTAATATTAGCGATGAATATGAAGGTGATTTTGCTACAAGAAGAGTTTTGATTTATCAATTAGACTTTACAATGAAAATGAAATTCTATGGGCCAACTAATGATAATGTTAATATTATTAGAGAAATAAATTTAGATTTTGAAAAGTTTGGATCGGCCGGTAACACTAATATATTTGAAGAAATGGATTTCACAGTTGCGGCCAATGACACTGCAGATGACTTTACAGTAACTACCACAATTGATACTACCCCAGCACACGATGGTTAACCATGGACAAATTAGATAAAATGAGAAGCTCATTGGAGAAGAATCTTCCAGTTAAACCAGAAGCTCCTAAAGCGATTGAAGAAAAGGACATAAAAGATGATTATGAATTTTCTCGTGACACTTACAGAGACTTAATAAGAACTGGAACACACTCACTAGATTCACTTGCAGAACTTGCGAGAGAATCAGAACATCCTCGTGCATTTGAAGTATTGTCTAAATCTATAAAAGATATTGCAGATACTACAGAAAAACTGATGGCCCTTCAGAAAGCTAAGAAAGATTTAACCAAAGGCGATAAGCAAGAAGAAGCTAAACGTGTGACAAATAATAATGTATTTGTAGGTTCTACTACAGACCTACAGAGAATGTTGATTGACAATAATAAGATTATAGATGCAGAAGATCAAGAACAATGAGTTTGGTTATCTAGGAAATCCATCAGTAAAACGAGATGGTGTAGAAACACAATTCACAAAAAAAGAAGTTATAGAATACGCAAGGTGCATGAAAGATCCTTCGTATTTTGCTAAGACTTACTTAAAGGTAATCTCACTTGATAGTGGTTTAGTACCATTTAAACTATATCCGTATCAAGAAAAGATGTTCGATCATTTCAATAAGAATAGATTTTCTATTGTGCTAGCGTGTAGACAGTCTGGTAAATCTATCTCATCTGTTGGTTATCTATTATGGTATGCATGTTTCCACCCTGAGAAGACTATTGCTGTCCTAGCAAACAAAGGTGCTACAGCCAGAGAAATGTTAGCTCGTGTAACACTTATGTTAGAAAACCTACCATTCTTTTTGCAGCCAGGCTGTAAAGCTTTAAACAAAGGTTCTATAGAATTTAGTAATAACTCAAAGATCGTAGCAGCAGCAACATCTGGTAGTTCTATTCGTGGTCTATCGATTAACTTACTATTCCTAGACGAGTTTGCGTTCATTGATAATGATGCTCAATTCTATACTTCAACATATCCAGTAGTATCGTCTGGTAAAGATACAA